ATTTTCATTAACAAATCAGCCATATCTTATTTTTTTACTTTTGTCTTTTATTTTTATTATAAATAGTGTGAAATAAAAAATTTTCTATTTACTTCAAATATTTTTCAAGTTATACATTTACTAGTCACAACTAAATTAGTATTTAGTCTTCTTTCCTCCTCCTGTATGATAAATTTCTAAACCAGTTTCATCATCAAAATGTTTCTTCATTGCTTGAACATTTCTTAAGTCATCATCTGAAAAACCAATATAAGGAACAAAATAATTGCTAATCTTATTTTTCATAAATGCCTTTTCTTGCAATCTTCTAGAAAGATTTTGGACGTATGTCATAAATTCTTTCATAGCGTCGACTTTAAGTTGTTCAGGGTTAGCAGCAGAACCTTGTCCGAAACTTACAGGGTGATATTTGTTCATATCTAAGTAAGACCTAAGAAGTTCCTCATCAGATAAATCATCTTCATCAGCTAGTTCTCTATATTTTTTTAAATTTTTAATTAATTCTTTTTCACTTAATCCGTGTTTGTTTTTCTTAATTAAGTTATAAACCGCATTTTTAAGAACTGAAGGTGTGTGTCCCCTTGCTGTAATGATCGAAAAAACTGACCCATTATTAACCGCCTCAACAAAATCACTCCATGCTGGTCCTGTAGGTGCTTTCATTGCATCTTTTAAAAACCCTTCATCACCAGGTACGTTGAAGTCTCTAAATGGGTTTTCATCAAAACCAACTATGGTATGTCCCTCATATTCGAAGGGTTCTTTACCGATTTCAGTTCTGTATTCCGCAAAATCTTCTGTTGACATACCAACAACCTTACCTTTATCATCTTTGGTATAGATTTTAGTTGGCATATACATAAGGTTATCATCCCAGTCAAAAGCATAATACTTCATTGTAGGTTTCATCTGATCGTGAATGATCTCTGAAATGATCTGTTTAACAATTTTTTTATAATTCATATAAATAAATATCTCTATAAATAAAAAAGGGGAAACTTTCGCCTCCCCTTTTCATATGAATATAAACCAACTTATATATTCTCAAACGATGCTCCTGTTGGAGTGATGTAGAATGTGATGTCGATGAACTCAAGTGATCTTGTAGGTTTGATGTAAATCTTACCTGTCAATTGGTTTCTATCAATATCCTCAGGATCATTAGAAACCGTTACACGGAAGTCATATAAACCACGATCTCTTCTGATCGCATCTAAGATTGGGTTAACCGCATTTAAGAAGTCTTGTCTAACTTGTGCGTCGTTTTGTTCAAACAATAATCTTACAGATACCGCTGAAATCAATTTACGAGCTTGTAACAACAATCTTCTTACGTTGATTCTGTCAAGAGCAGATTCTCTAACTTGTAGAGTTTTATTACCCCAAATCACAGTACCAACATCAGCGAAGGTTGCAATTGGGTTAATTCTACCTATATAAAGAATGTCTCTATCTTCTTGAGTCAACTTCTTACGAGCCTTGATACAGTTAACAATACCACGAGTGTAACCCGCCGCTGCGAACCATGGGAACGCGATGTTATCTGTTAACGCTAAGTTTCTTGTAACCTCAGCTGTTGGTGGGATATAGATTTGAGTGTTATTCACACTATCTCTTGTCAATACCCACGGATAGTAAGTTGCTGTGTAGTTAGAGTCAATTCCTGTGTTATCCAAGTTATCAACCGCTTCAGTTGGGTAGATTAATAAGTCTTGACCGTTCAAGTTAGGAACATACATATCCACGTCAGGTGTTGTACACACGTAAAGTGAATCCGCTCTGTTAAACTCGATCATCTCAACTGCTGCCTCTACAAGGTTACTGTTATTTACATAATCAATACCAGGTGTAACGAATACGTTGATGTTTGTCGCTTCAGGGTTTGCAAATGTTTGTTGACCTAACAAGTATGCGTAGTAGTCAGAGTTTGCAAAGTTTTGAGTTCCATCACCAAGAGAAATCTCTTTGAATGCTCCCCATCCTGTAGCGTTAGGGTATCTTGTAGAAGGACAAGCCCCTCTTAAGAATCCACTTCTACCAATTTGGAATTGGTCTGTATTTGTTCTCCACTCTCTGTAGATATCCCAACCATCGAAACCACCTTGTACTAAGAATGTGAACTTACGAGCGAACAATCTGTAGTATGCATTTGTTGGTGATTCAGGATCAGTAATGAACGGTGAGTTACCACAGATAAATCTTTGGTCACCTGCTGTTGAGAACTCAGGTCCGATTGTTAAACCACTTGCATTTACGTCCATGTGGAAACCAGCGGATCTGTAGTTAAATGGTAAACCATCGATATCACAAGAGTTGATTGGATTTCTCTTACCAACATATTCGAAGTAAGCAGGGTCCCAACCTAAACTATTGGATATACCTAAGTAAGTTCTTCTTACATTATCTCCCGGGCTTATCAACGCGTTATCGTTACCTGAAGATAAACCAAACGGTGGGTTGTAAATAACTTCACCAGGGAAGTCATATTTACCTTTGATAATTGGGAATGGTGAATTAGCACCTGCATAATTTCTAAAGTTGAATCCGTTGAATCCACAAGGTAATGCGTCTATCGGAGCATCCTCACTCATTTCAACCATCACATATCTAGAGTTTAACAAGTATTCTCCATCTAATGTACCAATTTTATTCGCAACAAAGTTATTTTGTCCTGGATCCATAGTACAGTTTGTAAATTTCTCAAGTACTACAGGATTTGCATCTGTATCAAAATAGTCACGGATTAATACGTCAAACGTTAAGTTGTTGTATGTTTGATTGATAATTGAAACTTTAATTAAAGTGTTTGCTGCGTCACCATCAGAAACTGTGTAGAATCTAAATAAGTCATAAACTTTATTACCTCTTAATTCAGATACCACGTATGGTGATGCTGGTGTTTGCCATTTATCTAAGTACCAACCAATTGAATTAGGATCACCACTTTGTGCTGAGTCTAATGCGATTGGGTTAGGGTTAAGACCTTTGATATATCCTTTTCTCCAAGAGTAGTTCAAGAATGATTGGAACACTTCTTCAGCAAATATCGGAACCTCGATTCTTGGTTTTTGGAAGTTAGTAATACCAAATACTTTAGTGAAATATTCTGGATCGTTTTGTGTAAGTGATGTTTCGAACTTAAATGACGTACCGAACTTATCAACTACATTAACACCAAACGTTAAGTAAGGGTTTTTAAGAACTCCAGCGTATTGACCTGTCATGTCTAATGTTACGTCTGACGTACCTGTTACTGAATAAGTTGGGTTAGTGTCAGTTGTGTAAGTAGAAATACCTCTTGATCTCAAAGTACCAACAACAACATTATCATAATCAACATAAGAAGTACCTGTGTAGTAGTAGATCTTACCAACGATAGTACCTGAATAACAATCGATGTTAACTGGCGTAGGAGTTGGTGTTGGTGATGTGAAAGGTGATGGTGTAATACAAGGATTTACAAATGAAGGTGTAGGAGTTGGTGATGCCGTAGCCCCAGGTGTTGGTGTAGGGTTAGGGAAATAAGCCGTTAATCCTGATACATAAGTAAAGAATGAGAAACCTGAGTAATTAGTATTACCATAATTATTAAATAATGCATAATACCAAGAATCATTAAACGCCGAATTCAAATCAGTGTCATTGAATGAAACCGAAGGAACTTCGAACACGTTAGTTTCAGCACTAAATCCTGATCCACTTAATACATCGTAATCATCAGTTGCGATAGAACCGAAGTATGCAATTTGTTGATCTTCCGCTGTATATGGATTAGTACTTGTGATTACATTGAATACTAAGTTTTGAATTTGATCATTTAGAGTTGAGGTATCACCATTAAACTCTTCATATTGGGATAATAATAGATCCTCAATCTCAGATGGGAAAGATGTTAAATAACTAATCGTTCCTGAATCGTTTGTACAACCTGTAAATTGTACTGAGAATGTTAATTCTTTTGGTGTTACACAAGTCGTTACACAAGTTGTAAAATCTGTTACTGAACTCAAACACCATACATCGATAGTATCTGGGTTAACGTTTGCAACCGTTGTGATTGACCAAGATGGTCCTGCATCATATCCTGATAGACCAAGAATTCTAGTTACAAACAATTGGTTAGATTGTTGTAAATATGCTTTTGCGATATACGCGGCTTCGTACTTTGGAATCTGTGTATTTACAAATTTTTCAGGTGAAGTCCCACCGAATACGGTTTGGAAATCATCAAAACTTGTAATAAAGATTGGTTCAAAAGCCGGTCCTATCAGAGTCTCTCCAGCAATACCCAAAGTAGTTACCCCAACACTCTGTGCTACAAAGCTTAAGTCAACCTCTGAAGTATAGACACCTGGTGAAACAAAAACCTTACTGTTTGTTGCCATACTAAAAATTTCTTTTAATTTATTTATTTACCTATAAATACTTCTCAAAACACGAAAAACTTTACATTATAGAAAGTATTTATATTTTGGTAAGATTTTATTCTGCCTTAATTCTGCCCCTATGTCTAACGATAATAAGAAGATAAAAAACCTTAAAATTGATGCTGATGTTCACGGTGTCCTTAAAGGATATTGTGACAAACGCGGTATTAAAATGTATAGGTTTTTGTAGAACTTAATTATGGAAAAATGTCAAGAAAAGAAAGACATTTATGGGGAACGTTAAATTAACTTTTGACTAAAAGAAAGTGATGTTGGCATATCACCAATTTGTTTAACTATCTCAATTCTTAAATTGTCATCAGTATTAATTTGTATCTCGGTTACATCATCACCGTAATAATTATCATTAATAAATACGGAATAAGACTCAACATTTGTTGACTGATCAAAAAACAAATTACAAGTATAACTAAAGAAATACTCTTGAGTGACATCACCTAAAGGATACGATAATGTAATTGTCTCAAGTTGTATTGGTTCTTGTTTCTTTTGTGGTCGTTTAACAGGTCTTTGATCAACTTCATACATTTGGAATGTTCTTGAAATTGCAGGTGTTACCTCAAAATCGTTTTCGTCCATTAAGAATCCCATCATA